CTCCCTGTAAGCATCGCTGGTGAACGTGCTCATGTCCCGGATTTTCCCGGTGAGGCCGCGCAACATCGCGTCTGCCGCATCACTGCTGATGCCGAGCTGCTCGGCCGCATACCGGAAACGGAGAACCTGCTGCTGGGTCAGCAACGTCTCCTCAGCGAGATATTTCATCTCGATCGCGCGCGCGCCGAGATTCTTGATCGCATCGCCGAGCTTGCCAATGTCCGCCGTGAGCTGCTGGAACATGCCGCTCGCGAGACCACCAGCGAACCCGGAAATCGCGCTCTCAGCCAGGCGACCAGCGTCGGCGACCTGCTTGATCTCCTTGGCAATGGCCTTCCAGACGGTCGTCGACTTGTCGACCGTCGAGGCAGTCATGCGAAGGGTATCGGAGTCGCCAGCCATCAAACGTCCTGTTGCTCAGCTTTCATGCGCTCGATCATCTTCGTCGTCCATTCCATGTGACGGCGAACTCTGGACAGCGGCTGCGCAAGGAAAATATCGGGGTTGATCCCGTAGAACTTGGCCAGCCGGTAACAATCGAGCGTCAGTTGCTCCACAAGTCCGGCATAAAAAAATTGGCCGCGAGCAGCCACCCCGCTTTGCCGCGATCCTTCAGGTGAAGCATCTTCACCGATGATGGCGGGATCGCCGCCAGCGTCGACAGCATGATGGTGAGCCGCGCCTCGTCGAACGTGATCTCGGGCTCACCGTCATGGAACGGCTTGGTGATCACCGGGTTGCCGATCTTTTCGAGATCATCGGCAGTCGGCTCACGCAGCTTCAGCTCCTGCAACTCCTCGCCGTGTGCCTTGATCGGATGCCGCAGCTTGACCACCAGCGAAAGCGGCGCCTCCGAACCATTGACCTCGGTATCATTTTTTTCAGCCATTGTTTTCCTCCTTCACGTGAAACAATTACGGGCCAACCTCGTCGCACGAGATGCCCTCGAAGCGAATCCGCACCAGGCCGTCGTGGGCGTTGAGATCGAACGCCGCCTTGCACACCGCCTGGCGCAGCACATAGTTCTTGCCGTTCGCCAGCTCGGCCGTGACCGTAGCGTTGGTGATCAGCTCGGTCTGAGTCGTGCTCAGGCTCGGATCGAGCGATACGTCACCCTCGATGTAGGGCACGCGCGGCAGCTCGCTGTACCCGTGGACCCCGTCTTGACCAGCGATCATCGCGCGCTCGACCGGTGACGGGCTGACCGTGAAGTTGCCGCGCAACGGGAACTGATTCCCGTCGACGAATAGAAAAGCGATGCCAGCGATTCGTTGGGCCATGTCCGAACTCCATCAGGTGGGAAAGGTGCGGCCGCGATTTCTACGCGGCGACCTGCGTGTCGATGCCGCGGTCGTACTGCAGGCGGAACTGCGCGAGCACCGCGAACACGCGGAGCTGGTTCACGAGGTCCGGTGGATAGAGCACGTTGACCCGGTTCGGATCGTTGGGATCGCGCTCGACGATGAGGTTCGCCGCAAACGCCGGTGCATTCTCCACCAGGCCGTTGAACTCGTCCTCGCGGTACTCGGCGATCAGCTCGGCCGCGATGATCTTCGGCGTCACGATCTTTTGGCCAACGCCGAATCTCGTGCCGTCATCGGCGAGCTTCGAGCGCGGGAACTTCGACGTGATCGCATGGCGTTGATTGCGGAACAAGGTCTCCAGCGTTGCCAGCGTCGTCATCAGCTCGTACGCGTCATCGCTCTGGCCATAGAGGTTGAACTGGTACGTCGTGGTATCCCGAAGGATTTGCACGATGTTGCCAGCTCCGGTCTTTTGCGTCGCGAGGCCGTTCATCGCGAACGACTGCAGCTCGTCGAGATTCCAGCGCTTGTGCAGCGGCGCCGGGAGAATGCCGGTCAACGTCAAGGTCTGCAGCGGACGCGCCGGATCGTTGGTGAAAGCCCGAGCGGTCATCGCGTTGATCGCACCGGTGAACTCCCACACCGGCGAGGGCGCATCGGGCTCGATCGCCCACACCGCCGTCGTCGGCGCATTGCGCGTTGCTCCCCAGGTCAGCAGGTTCGCATAGGTGTCACGCTTGGCCGATACGAGCTGGCCATAGAGCTGCCGCATGAAGCCCCAGCGCCCGTTGTCGCCAAACCCCATCTCGGTTTCGAGCAACAACAGGCTGTTCGAGTCGGTGAACGGGAACGCGATGTAGTCGAATTCCTGCTCGCCCATGTTGGCGACCGCATTGGTGAAAAGCGGGACACCAGCCCCGCTCGCGAGCTTGCCGTTGGTGGAATAGACCAGCGTCAAACCAGCGGGGACAGTCTCACCACCGAGCGTGCCGTAGTAGCTGTCACGCACGTCGATGTCGTTGCCGGTGTCGCCCTTCCAATTGCAGGTCAGCGTCACGACGCCGAGCGCAGCCGCCGCCGTGACCGGCAGAGTCGTGAGGGCATTGATCGCCGCCGCCATGTTGGTCGCCACATCAGTCGCGGTATCGCCCGAGCTGATGCCGACATCGACCGAATGCCCGGCGATGTAGAGGAACAACGTTCCCGCCGCTGTCGCCGGGCCCGTGATCGTGATCGTGCCGGTCGCGGCCGTGCCCGTCGATGGCTCGTTGACGCCAATGGCAAACGTCTCTTGCGCGAAGTTGTTGTTGAAGAACGCCGTGCCCATGCAGGCGAGGTGCGATCCATCCCCATAAAGATTTCGGAGCTGCGCGATGCTGCCGATCGGCGTCGGTACGTCAGGGATGCCCGGCGCGCCGGTCTTCATGATCCCGATCAGCAGCGCCGGGTTTTTGTTGATGGGGAGCCCCGCCATGCTCGGGTCGGTCTCGACCCAATAGAGCGGAAGGCGCCAATTCGATGGAATGCTGTCGAATGAGATAGGCATGATGAGGGCTCCGTTGAAGGAATGGCGCGCGTCACCGCGGGCCGGGCGGTCCTGCCCCAAATGAACCGTTTTTTCGGAAGGGGCTTACTTCTTCTCGGGCTTGGCGGCGGCTGTGCCTGGCCCGCCACGCGATGTCGGTGCAACGAGGGCAGGCTCGGGCTCACCATTCGGTGGATGGTCGAGCACGCTGCCATCGCGCAGGCGCCGTAGCGTGAAGGCATCCTCGGGCCACCCGACCGACTGACTGATGTCGGCCTGGAAGCGCACGCCGGTCGGATGCCGCATGATGCGGCGGATGTCCTCGTTGGCCGCCCACACGCGAATGATTTTCGGCGGCGTTCCGACAGGCCGTGTCGACTGCGATCGCAGCGGTGGCGGCTTCACCGGGCCTCTCAGCTTGTGCATCTTTCGCTCCGTTCAGTTTTGCGGAATGTCGTACTCGGTTTCGACTTGCAACGTCGACGCCGTGTCGCCTTCGATCGGGAACGCCGTCTTGACATGGATGACCTTGAGGTCGTCCTTCACGACCGGCGGCCAGTTGGTGCGGTAGGTGATCGTCATCTGCATGCGCAGCTCCGCGATCGGCGTCTCGCTTTTGCCGATCGTGCCGTACACATGCTGACGGCTGATCCGCGTGATGCCCTCGATCTTGATCGGCTGGCTCGTCGGGTAAGGCGAGCAATTGATCAGGAACGATGCATCGGTGAGCAGGCCATTCATGATCGACCAGAACGCGGCGTCCAGCTCGTTCTCCTGCGTGTCATCGTCGTTGTTGATGATCACGATCGAGAACCCGAACTGAGCGCTATGGATGAACCGCGGCTCGCCAGCGTTGGCATCACCATCGGGCTCCATCATCTCGGGCAGCAGGAACACCGCCGCGAGCGGCATCTCGTCTCCCTGCATCACGTGCATCGGGCTGCGGCGGAACGTTTTGAAGCCCGTGAAGAACGGAAGCTTCTTCAGCCGCGCGAGCGCACCGTCGCGGATCAGCAGCGTATAGCTGTTGGTCAAATCCGAGATCGGGGTCAAGGCATTCATGGCGCTGCCGGGAGAATGCGCTTGAGCACCAGCTTGGTGCCGCCCTGGCCATCATGCAGCACGTCGTGGACCTCGTACTGGCCGAGGCCCGAGGTGATCTCCTGCACAATGCCGATGGTGATCTGGTCCATCGTCGTTGGTTGGACCACGAGTTCGCTATCGCGGACATCAAGCGTCGTGTACGCGTCAGAGTACGCGGCGCCACCCTCCATCTGGACCGTGATCGAATCGCTCTTGAAGATTCCGCGCGCGGTGTAAGGCGGCATGCCCGGCTGCGATCTGATTGGAAAGATCGTGACCGGGCGGCCGAACGTGTCCTGTGCCGCCTGAAGCACCGTCGCGTTGAAGTCGATCGTCACGTGGCGCCCATATGACCGACCTGCAGCACGTTCGGGCGCGTGCAGTAGCACAGCCCGTTGGTCTGCGTGTCGAGATGGATGCCCTTGCCGTTCGGCATCACGAACTGCTTGGCATACATCCGCTGCCCGAGGGTGTTCACGGTCTCGATGTAATCGGCGGGCGCGTACACGGTGCGGAACAAGCCCGGCACCAACGGCATGATGTGGCACTTGTCGGTGTCGACGAACAATTGGCCGCCGACCGCACCACGGTAGTTTTCCCACACGATCCCACCGAACTCGAACCGGCCATACGACATTCCGCCGTGCACGTAGCCGGTGCGCAGCTCGGCCGCCTGGATTTGGTTCAAGAACGATGCGCGGACTTCGACGTTGGCGATCAGGTTGTCGAAGAACTGATCACCGCAGATCGCATACACGCCCGAGAACGGCACGCCGTCGAGCTGCACCGCGATGCTGCGGATCGCCGCCGCACACTTCTGGCGCACGGCACCGGCGACCGGCGTGGCGTTGCTGAGGTCGAACAGAACCGCCGGGAGCTGCGACACGCCGAACGTCGCGAACAGGTCCAGCGTCGTTCCATCCGCGTAGGTGATCACGCCCTTCACGGCGCCGACGCGCGAGTATTCGAGCGTCGCTTCCATCGACTGCGAATGCTGCTGCAGCCGTTGCGACAGCATGGTCTGCACCGAGGTCAGTCCGGTCGATTGACCAAACGGTCTAAGGTTCTGCACCTCCTCGGCCATCACCGCGTCGTTGATCTCGAAGTGAGGAACCGGGATCGCGTAGAGGTGCCGCTTGAACTTGTCCATCGCGAGACCTGGACCACCACGCGGCGTCGGTGGCACGAGCGCCAGGATGCCCTGGCGGTCTTCGATCGTCGCTGTGGTCACGGAGATTGAGGTCTCGGTGAAGAGACCCATTTTGCCGAGCAAGCCGGGCACGAAGCGCAGCTTGTTCACCGCGTCCGTGAGCGCAATCACCCCAAACGCGTTGTTGTTAAAGATGTCGAGCAACATTTCAGTAAGCTCCATTGAAGGATTGCGCGCCATCACGGCGGGCACGGTGAGGACAACAAAAAAGCCGCGCTCTCGGCGCGGCCTTTACGGCGTCAACGGCGGCTGTCGTTACGGCGTTGTACGCGAGCGAACGATGATGTCGGTTGCCGCCAGGGCGGTGTTCGCCGCCACGACCAACGGACCAGTGTTGATGCTGGAGTGGTACGTGATCGTCGGCCCGTTGATCTCCGCTTCACGCGTGATCGCCGCGACCGGTTGATCGGCGCTCGTTGCGTCGACCTGGTAGATGTTGAGCGCAGATGGCGTTTGCGAACCATCGGCCGCAGCGGGAGCAGAAATGATGTACTTCCCGCTCGCCGTCACCTTGCCGAGTACCGTTCCGGCTTTGACGACGCCCTGGCCGGAAGCGATGACGATGTTGTCTCGGCTCAAGTGACCACCCTGTTCCCACAGAATGAATTCACCGGCATGCCGAGGCTCGGTTAGAATCGGGTAGACCATGACGTTGCTCCTTTTTCAGTTTCGATCGACCAGTGTTTTCCCCACCTCAGGCATCGCGACCCTTGCATTCACGTCACTGATCGCTTTCTGCCAGGAATCGAGCGCAGCCTTTTCGCTGCGCTCCGCATCGAACGCCGGTTGCCGTCCGAGGATGCGAGTCTCCGCATCCTTCAGCACGCGCCGATCCATCAGCGCACGCCGCACGTCGGCGACCGGTGTCTTGTTGGCGATGAATTCGTTCGCGACCTTGGCGGATGCTCCCGCCAGCGCGCACAGCTCCATCGTCTCTTTCATTTCCTTGGAACCATAGGCGCGGATGCCAGCCGCGACGCGAAGCGCCTCGACCGCTTTGCGCGAGGCCTTGCTCGCTTTCTCGGTCGAGACCGCACCCTCGCCATACAGGTCGTCGTCTTCCTCCTCTTCCTTTTCGTCACCGTAGTCGTCTTTCGACAACTTTTTGGTCGCCTTGCTGGAATCGCCAGGCGAGCCATCGCCGTAGAGATCGTCATCCTGGGCCTTCATCTTCGCGCTCCTCTTCGTCTTTTTCGGGCGGCCGAGCGACGACGACTCGGTGTCCATGTCCTCGGGCTCGCTGCCGAGATCGTTGAACGGCGGCGTGTTGAAGCCTGTCTCGTAGGACTCCTCGACGCCATGGCCAGGCTTCTGCGCTGGCACCATGAGGCCGTTCTCGTCGACCGGCATCAATCCATTGTCGTCGAACGGATTGGGCGACCCGGTCTCAACCACCTGCTCCTCGTCTTCGTCGCGCGGAACGCCCCAGCCGGTGGCGACGGTGAACTCGGCCTTGATGCGCGCCTGCGCTGCCTTCGTCGGCAGCTTGCGGATGTCGAAGCACGCCGTCATCTTGACCGGGTCCGCGATCTCATCGGTGAGACCAAACGCGTGGGCCTCGGCCGCATCCATCAGGCGGGATTCCGCCATCAACGTCACCATGTCACGCGGCGATTTCTTGCCGCCTGATCGCGCCGAGTAGCACTGCGCAAAAACCTTGGTCATGCGCTGCAGGTCACTTGCCATGGCCTTCATGTCATCCACGTCGCCCATGACCATCGCCTGAGGTTTGTGGAGCATGAAGAAGCCGTTCTTCGGCATCGTGATCTTGTCGCCCGCCATCGCGATCAGCGACGCCGCCGAAGCGGCAATGCCGTCGATCTTGGCCGTGATCCGCGCTGGGTGTGCCTTGAGCATGTTGTGGATCGCCAAAGCATCGAACACATTGCCGCCCGGCGAGTTGATCCGCAGCACGATCTCCTTGACCTTGCCGAGCCCGTTCAGCTCCTTGTGGAAGTCCTTCGCCGAAAGACCGCCGCCGAACATCCCGGGCCCGATCTCGTCGTAGATCATGATCTCGGCAGGCCCGTCGGCCTTGGCGGCCTTCATCTGGAACCAGGGCCGCGGATGGCGCGCGCTGTAGCCGTTGCCTGGCGCGCTCTCGCGCTCCTTGCCGCGACGCGGACGACGGTCTTCGCGCTCGTCATCATCATCGTCGTCGTCGTCATCGTCGTCGCGACGACGCTTGCCGCCATCACCCTCGTCATCGTCCTCTTTGTCGCGGGCGCGGCGCCGACGCTCGTCGCGATCGTCGTCGTCATCGTCGTCTTGCGCGGTGATCTTCGGCATGGCTTGAGCCTCTCGATATTGGCGGTAGCAAACAGCCGCCCGCTGCTGTTGATCTGGAAAGTCGTCGGCGAGCTTCTCCATGCAGCGCGAGACATAGTCCTGCTCGCTCTCGCCACCACCTGGCTTCGGGATCGGCATTTGTGCCCTCCTTGACGCACCAGAACGGCGCGCATAAATTCCTGATATGGCTGAGATCACCTACGCGAGCCTCGACGGCAACCCGACGATCCTCTGCGGAGGAACGGCGTGGTGGTTCGTCGATGGCCAGTGGCACGAGATCGAAGCGGCCGAAGTCGCCCACGAAGCGCCGGTCATGAGCAAGCAGGCATTCGAGGACCGGTGGCCTCACTTGCCGAACTTGCCCAACTCCTCCCTCCACGCGGCTGGTACGTCGACGCTCTGGTAGTGCTGGCGCATTTCGTCCATCACCTTCGCCTTGGCAGGGCCGTTCGGCATCGTCCGAGCTTTCTCATACAGCTCGTGCCCACCATTCTGTTTGGCCCTGAACATAATCGTCGGCCAGAGCTGCACCTCGCCCATCATCCCATCGGCAAAGCGCACCGTAACCTTGCGGTCGAAGTAACCAACGTCCTTCGCCTGCCAGCCCTCATCGGCCACCAGGTATTTCTGCTTGAGCCGGTTGACGATCGCCTCTGACTGTTCGGGCGTCGATACCTCAAACCCAATGCGTACCGCGTCGGGGATTGACTGCGGCTTGCGACCGGAGAGCTTGAGCTTCTCCTCGATCCGCGCCCGCTTCTTGACGCCGGGATTGTGCAGCACCGTCCCCGTTTCTTTGGCGACTCCCTGCGCGAGGGCAACCAGCTCGTCCTGGTCCTTCGAGGCATGCTCGACCAGGCTGTCGACCGAGGTGTGCGGCGACGCCGCGACCCACGCCGCCTTGATCTTGTCGGCGTTCTCGATCGACGGCTTGTCGGCCGACGGTTTGGCCTTGCCGCCCTTGCCGTTGCGCTTGGGCTCAGCCTTCGCGCCACCACCATCGCCGCCGCCCTTCTCCGTGAATTCGCCACCGCTATGGCCAGGCGCGCTCGGCCCACGCGGATGCTTCGACTCCTCCCATGCGATGGCCGCCAGGCGTGCAGCGCGCGCCGCTGAGCGCTTCGATCGAGCGCTCGCCCCCGAAGCCTCGCCGAGGAAATCAGCGATGTCGGCAGCGCTCCAGCCGCGTTTGCGCAGCAGCTCACGCGAAACCTCGGTCGCATCGTCGTGGTCGCCCGCGAGGATGTCGTTGTGCAGCGTGGCGTCGCAGAGCTTGCCGTCCTTGTCGCGATAACACAGCTCGGCCATCAGGCTCTCCCAGCCAACGGCAGACCCTTGGTCGGCCCGATGTAGTCGTCGAACCGCTTCATCGCCGCCTGATCGGAGAAATTGAGCGACCCCTGCCAACCGGTGTTGACGAGCAGATCACGCCCGTACTTCGAGTCGGCGACCGCCCACAGCGTGCGCGGATCGTCCGACTTAATCAGGTCAAGCATGGCCTTCTGGTCAGCTTTGTCCTTGATTAGCGGCTCATCGTCGCCGCTGACGCCGCGCACCGCGATGCCATAGCTCAGCTTGTCCTGCAGTTCCTTCCAGGACTCCTTCGTCGGCACAAAACCGTACTTTGCCCACGCGTAGCCACCGACATCGATCGGGCTCGCCGCAACGTCGACGCACTTGATGCCAAGCTCCCGGAGCTTCGCGATGTTGCCCGCCATCATCTTCCGGCCGATCTTCAGACCGCTGTACTCGTCCTCGAACTGAAGGTCGGCATTGGTCGCTGTCTTGTTGCCAAAATCGATCGTGCGGCTGTACGACCCCATCCGCTCGACACCCGCAGGACGAGCGCGTTCCTCCGTGCCGCGCTTACGCTCGGGTGTGGCCGCGAGCAAATCGCCCTTCACCGACCAGCTCCGATCCGGCAGAGGCTCGATCGTCATCGTGCCGTTCAGCCCGCTGAGGAACTCCTTGCGGAATTTCTCGGGCGGCTCACCGACATGCTCATCCCAATCGGCGAGGAACTCCTCCTCTCCGCGTGGGTGCACCCGCACCTTGATGCCTGCGCTTTTGAAGTCTTCCAGGCTCGTACCCTTGCTCGACTTCGGCGACTCACGATCAGGCTGATCCTTGTCACCGAGGCCTGGAATGCCAACGCGGTGCGTGGGCTCGTCGTCGCCTTCACCCTTCTTGGTGAACTGCCCACCCTTCTCGCCGCCTTTTGGTACGCGCGGATGATCGGACTCCTCGAACGCCACGAGTGCCAGGTTCGCCGCACGGGCGATGGCACGCTCGGATCGAGCGCTCGTCTTCACCCCAGGCCGCTTCGCCCGACGCTCGGCGAGCACCCGCTCGGCCATTGCGATGTACTCGTCGGCATCGCTCTCGCCATCCTCGCGGGCTTCATGCATCTCATCGAGGAATGCGCGCCACTCCGATTCCGAGCCAAACAGCTCGTGCGGAGGATCGACCAGCAGGCTCATTCTTCCCGCTGTAGCTCCTCGCGCCGCCTGGCGCGATGCTTCTCGCGAGTCGCCTTGAGCTTCGGTTCGAGCTTGCCCTTGAGCTTGGCCTCAGGTGAGAGCCAGTAAGGGAGGTTCTCCTCCAGCTCCATGCGCAGGATGTCGATCTCGGTCATGCTGCTGCCTTTGCCCCACCGCCCATCGGGACCAGGTCGAATGGCGGCGCCTCGCCCTTCCACGCATCCCAGGAATGCCACGCCGTGCCAGCGACCACGACCTCCTGCTCGCTTTTCTCGTTGATGCCATAGGCCGGGATGCTCACGACCGCTGTACGCGGCACATCGGCGCGCAACACGATACGACCCGTGGAGCCGTCCCAACCGTTCGATACGCTGGCTTTGACCGAGGTCGACGCCGCACCGTTCCGCTTCACCGGCATATCGGTGAGCTGCTCCCATGCATAGCCGGGCCGCTTCGGGTTCTGTAACCACTCGGCTGACTCGCCCACGACCTTCCCCTCTTTGTTCAGAAATCGCCGGGGCTCCTCGGCCAGCGCCTCAGGGTCTTTGCTGATCGCGCGATAAAGGTGCAGCCGCTGATCGCCCGCCTTGTCGAGCAGATACTGCGTGGTTTCCCACTTCGCGCGGATATAAGCCTTCACACCGTCATAACCACCGATGTCGCCATATGTCTGATCTCCGTACTTGCGCACCGACTCAGGATTGAACCCTTCCTTATGCTCGGTGAACAACCGGCCGCCCAGTTCATCGGCCACCCCTGTCTGCAGCAATTTCCCCTTGGCCGTCGTCGAGGCCGCCTTCCACGCACCCCACAGGTCTTGATCGTAGCGTTCGAGGTCTTTGATCAGGTCCTCACGCGCATCGGGTTGCACCTTTCTCTTTCGCATTTCATCGAGTTCTTTGGTCCGTTGCGTCACCTCGTCACGAAGCTTTTGTACGTCCTCCTTAGACAGAGATTCCAACCGCTCAGGCTGATTGAGCAGCTTGGTCAAGAAAGCGATTTGCGTTTCGGCAGCTTTCTCGGGCTCGAACTTCACCCTCTGCAGGATCAAATCTGCAGCGCGCTCGATCGACATATACCGCGCGAGCGCCTGCGTGCGTTGGTAGTCGAGTTCTTCCTCGGCGCTGCTGGTGTCGCAGTTCAGCGGATCGTACTTCGTCGGCAAGTGGATCACTTCCTCGCTCGATCCGCCAATGCCTCGCGACTGCGCGTAATCGAACTTCGTATCGTCGGGCATCTCACTCCAGTGATCCGCCATCACATCGTTGGTCTGGTCGGTGAGGTCGGGCGGTTCGAGCTTGTCCTCTCGTTCACTGGCCTCTTCGCCCCACGCGTGATTGAGCACATCGGTGATCTCGTTGCGCATCTGCTCGGTGAGCAGCTTCGAGTAATCCTGCTCCTCGACGCCCGGGAACGTGAGCTGCCTGCTGTCATCAAGGCGAGAAAATTTCGCCGCCTCGCGTAGCTTATCGTTGTCGAACCTGATCTCGCCGCCGGACTCTGCGATGTAAATCGCATCGAGTATTTCTTCGTCATCGAACGGCAGGGGCTTGGCTCCATCTTCCTCGCGCTGCTCGCGCCAGGCCTGGATCGCATCCATCGCCCAGGCGCGCGCATCACGATTGTTGAACTCGTGAGCGACCAGATATTCCGCGCGCTCCTTGCGCTCGCTCTGGTACCACGACTCTTCCTCGCCTTCGTAGAAGTTGTGGAAATTCTCCTTGGTCCACTCCTGCTCGGCTTTCTCCTGTTGAGCACCGTCGAGGTCGTCCCAATTGCGCGCAACCGAGCCCATGACCGTTTTGCCCTCGGCGTCCTTCGCCATCTTTTCGAGCACCGGTCGCACGGCCTGGTATTCTTTTTCGAGCCGAACCGCGGTGTCCTTGTTCCACTGATCGCCGCCGACGTTGATGACATCGGGGTGCAGCTCGGGCTCGGCCGCCGCTGCTTCGCCGCCTTCCTTCTTGGCGAACTCCCCACCGCTGTGACCAGGAGCACTCGGCCCGCGTGGGTGCTCGTCCTCGTTCCAGTCCTTGGCCTGGATGCGCAGGCGCGCGGTGAACGTGCTCGGGTCGATCTCGCGCATTTCCAAAAACAGCTTGAGCGCATCGGTGTGATTCTCGGTCTGCCGCGCCAGCTCCTTGCCGTACTTTTGGAAAAACGCCTCATCCTGGGGTGAAAGCGAATAGGTATAGTGCGTCAACCCGACATTATCAGTCGCGACGTTGAAGGCATGCTGGTCGATGCGCGACAGCGTGTTGTTGATCAACGCGGTTTCTTCGTTGGTCGTCCCGCGTCTGATTTCCCCTCGCGCTTTCTCCAGCTCGTCGACGAGGCGGCTTCGAACATCACCGAGTGCACCTTCCGGCCAGCCGCGGCGGCTCCCTTCATGGAACGACGTACGCAGCACCTCGCTCATCTGCTTCGGCCATTTCAAATCCGGCTTCTCGTACGTGCGGCCGTTGATCGAGACCGAATAGGTCGAGTCGCCCTCAACGGTGTGAGCATGCACGTTGACGATGCCCGGCTTCTGGCCGAGGAACGCGATGTCGGAGACCGAGATCGGCGTGTTGTTCGGGTGATTGTGATGGAAGTCGACCGGACCCTGTTCGGTGATCCGATCATGCAGATCGTCGGGAACCTTGACGGCGCGCTTCTCGCCAGGCAGCACGGTGATCATCGCGCCTTGCGAAAGGTCGCCGCCTTTCTGGATCGCAACGCCATACTCACGCTCGCTGCCCCCAAGGTGCAGCACGGCATCACGCGCCTGGCGATCGAGGGCCTCCGGTTTCCCCTTCTGCCGCCATTGCTCGTACTCGGGCGCCGTCGAGGACGGTGGCCTGGTCGATCCGTGATGGCGCGACTTCGTCGCTTCCTCGAAATTGTGGACGATCTCGTTGAAGCCCTTCGACCACCGGCCGCCCTCGCGCGTTCCCTTCGGCTCACGCGGATGTTTTGACTCCTCCCATTCCGCCGTGAACCGATCGACCAGCCGCGCCGTGATCGGCGCCTTGGTCACCGGGGTCGCACGCAGGCGCACGCCACCGCCATCGCGCTCGAAAATCGTCCAGTCCTGCAGCTCGGACGGCAGCTCGCTCTCGTCATCAGGCGTCCAGGTCCGCGGGACCGCGCCCCAGTTCAGCTCGATGTAGTTTCGGCGATTGACCGGGATGTCGTTTGCACGCATCCACGCGACGACCGGATCAGTACCAAGCAGGTGGCTTGTAGCCATCGCTCACGATCCGGCGCTGCGCCTCGGCGAGATCGATCGTCCCTTCGCGATAGTCGGCCCAAACATTCTGCGCACGCTCCAGCGCCTTCCTGTCCTCACCGTAGAGGCCACGCTGCGCCTCCCACACCGCCGACTGCAGCGCTCGCGGCGGAAGCCCGAGTTCGTGCGCCGCCTCGCGATAGGCGGTCGCATAGATGCCGTAGAGACCGGAATTGCCGGTGTAGGCCGACTCGCTCGCGTTGCGGAAATTCTTCGGCGCGTTCTCTTTCTGCGGGCTCGAATGCAGGCTGTGCAGCACCGACGCCGCCGTGTTGCCGAGCGGCAGCATCCATCCGGCCGCCGTCGCGTGCGTGTCGATCGTCACGTCATCGTCAGCCGAATACGGATCGAGGAAGTTGTTGTAGAATGATCGCACCTTGTGCGCCGCGCCCATCGCCTTGCTGATGACCTCGCGGTCGCCATTCGACTCGATCGCCATCACCGCTCCCGCAATGTTTTTCGCCGTCTGCCAGGCAGCTTGCGCATTCGGATTGCCCTTGCCCTTGGTCTTGACGAACCCGTCGTAGTCACCCTCAGGCGTCACCGAGCGGTAGCTGCGATCCAGCTTCGACTCGCGGAAGATTCCAGACTGATCGAACGCCCTGATCCACGCGCCCTTTTCCATCGGGTCGGTCAGCTCGCCGAGAGTCTTGCCGCGAATCTTTTTCAGCAGCTTCTTGTTCACGTCGGTCGAGAGCGCGACCTTGGCGCCCTTTTCCATCTCCGCATCCCACGGGTGGTTCTGCTGCTTCGTGTAGATGTCGATCACCCGATCGCCGAGATACACGTTGACGAACCAATCCTTTTGCGGGCTCAGCGCAGCATAGACACCGGCAATCGCAGCATCGTTGAGGCCGGTCTCCTTGGCCTTGCGATCGACCATCCGGCGCGCGCCGACGTACCAGAGCACAGCTCGATCGCGGATGTCGGTCGGCATGTTGCAATACATGAACTTGAGGTTCGACTTGATCCGGTTGATCACGGTGCGCGCGATCTGCTCAGGAGTTCCCTTGCGCTCGTCGTCGCGCAGGCCCGGGTAATCGTCCTTGTTCTTGAACAGCGCCATATCGGCCTTGAACTTCTCGGGCTCGCGGCGCATCGCGTCGATGTCAGGCTTGAGGAAAACCTGCTCGCCGTTCTCGGTCGCCTTCACACCCCACGGCAATCGCGTCGAGATCAACCGCGGATGACCCTGACTGCCAGCGAGCGGCGTGACGCCAGCTTCGCGTGCTGCCTTGGCGTATTCCTCGATGCTCTCGCGCGCCTGCTTCTCGGCTTCCTCAGGCGTCGTATCGGCGTGCTGGGTCGGCCGACCCAATGACTTCGATTGGAAGACGACATGCCCGGCCGCGAGATCGACCTGGCCGC